AACTGCGGTTATAGCAAGTTCTTTGCAATTGCAGGTGGTAAGAACCTCGAAACATCAAACGGTGCGATTGAAGTCGCAGATGATGCAAAGGTCGGACAGATCCGTACTGCATTCAAGAAGGCAAACGCAGGTCGTAAGAACTCACGGGTTCTATTGTCACAATTTATCGAACTGGTTGCTTAGATAAAAAAATACCATTGTACAGATGGTGTCAAATTTGAGATACTATCTGTGTTGATTGAGAGAGGAATATATTATGAATTTGAATCGTCCACAAACTGCCTTGATTGAGGCAATCAATGAAAAGTATGGCACGACTGCTACCAAGCAACAGATTGTCGATTTATGCGAAGAGAATGGTTTTCGTAAACCATCATTTATTTTCAACAACAAAGATATGCGAGTAGGTCGTGGTCTCTATGAAGTTCCAATGATTTTAAAGTTTGCTCCAAAGGTCGAGGCACCAGTTGCAAATACTTCTGCGACACTGACTGCAGAGTTCGACGGGTTCAAAGAGAACCTAGTCCCTTCAGTCGATCCCTTGTTCGTTCCATTTGGTAACTACAAAACTGTTGAGAAGATCATCAAATCTGGTATGTTCTATCCAGTGTATGTTACTGGTCTGTCTGGTAACGGCAAAACATTCTCTGTTGAGCAAGCATGTGCAAAGACTCGTCGTGAAGTGATCCGTGTTAACTTTACTCTGGAAACAGATGAGGATGATCTGATTGGTGGTTTCCGTCTGGTTGCAGGTGAGACCAAGTTCTTTAAAGGTCCAGTGATCGCTGCAATGGAAAAGGGTGCAGTTCTACTCCTCGATGAGATTGACCTTGCGAACCCTGCAAAGATTATGTGTCTGCAGTCAATCCTTGAAGGTAAGGGATACTTCATCAAAAAGACTGGTGAGTTCATCAAACCTGCTAACGGTTTCACAGTTGTCGCAACTGGTAACACCAAGGGTAAGGGTTCTGAAGATGGTCGATTCATCGGTACCAATGTGATGAACGAAGCATTCCTTGAACGTTTCCCGATCACTTGTGAGCAGGACTACCCAACACCAACAATCGAGAAAAAGATTCTTGGCAAGGTCTTTGAAGATCTAGGGGTCGATGACGGTGACTACTGTGAGAAGTTGGTCGATTGGGCAGACATCATTCGTAAGACATTCTACGATGGTGGTGTTGATGAGGTGATCTCGACACGTCGTCTGGTTCACATTGCAAAAGCATACAGCATCTTTGCTGACCGTATGACTGCCATTGATATGTGTATCAATCGTTTCGATGACGACACCAAACAGTCATTCCGTGATCTTTACGAAAAGATTGATGCGGGTATCGTCGAACCAACAGATGATATTCCATTCTGATTATAAATAGTTTCTCTCTTGGGGGTTGACTCAACCCCCTTTTTTTAGTATAATTATTATTAATATATTTTTTTAAAAGGTGATTGAATGGAAATTCAAGTTGAATTAGAAGAACTAAAAAAAAGAAAAATCTTTGTTGCAACTCCAATGTATGGTGGTCAATGTCACGGGATGTATTGTAAGTCGACTGCTGACTTGTCGAGACTTGCTTCCCACTATGGAGTAGATGTCAAATATTTTTATCTATTTAACGAGTCTTTGATTACTCGTGCCAGAAACTATTGTGTCGACGAGTTTTTGAGATCAGATTATACTCATTTAATGTTTATCGATTCTGACATTGGTTTTGATCCAAATGATGTTCTTACTCTAGCGGCACTCATGGATCCCGATGAAGAGAAACCAAAGGAAATTGTTTGCGGTCCTTATCCCAAAAAAACAATCGCATGGGAAAAAATTAAACAAGCAGTTGAAAAAGGTTTTGCTGATGACAACCCCAATAGCCTTGAAAAGTATGTTGGAGACTTTGTATTCAATCCTGCTCAAGGAACTAAACAAATTCGTATTGATGAACCCGTTCCAGTACTAGAAGGTGGAACAGGATTTATGATGGTTGCTCGGAGTGCTTTTGAAAAATTTGATAAAGCATATCCTGCTTATTCTTATTTACCTGACCATGTTCGCACAAAACATTTTGATGGTACACGTGAAATTATGATGTACTTCCAAGCATTGATTGATAAAAAATCTAAAAGGTATCTTTCAGAAGATTATATGTTTTGTCAGTGGATGCGTGAAATCGGTGTAGAAACTTGGATGTGTCCATGGATGAAACTACTTCATACAGGGTCATATACTTTTGGTGGGTCTCTTGCAGATATCGCAGCTTTAGGTGCGAGTGCTACTGCTGATATTAATGAAATACGAAAAAGATAAAGAAGTAATATGAGCAAATTTCGTTATGATGAAGATAAGTACTTGAAGGAACTCTACAAGTACATTGAAAATACCTACGGTGAACACTACAGTAAAAATAAGTTTCAAGCAACAGAATTTATCATTGATTCAGGTCATGGTGATGGATTCTGTATTGGAAATATTTTAAAGTATGCACAGAGGTATGGTAAGAAAGCAGGGTACAATCGTGCTGACTTGCTTAAAGTGTTGCACTATGCTATAATAGAGCTACACGTACATGATTTGAATAACCGTGATGGAGAGTTAAATAATGAAGATCAGTGATTCGACTTTTGATGTTTTGAAGAATTTCAGTTCAATCAATCAGTCGTTAGCATTTAAGACCGGAAACGTGATTCGCACTGTTTCCGAACAAAAAACAATTTTAGCGCAAGCAAAGGTGAATGAGTCTTTTCCCGTTGATTTTGCAATTTATGAGTTGAATCAGTTTCTAGGACTATCTTCCTTATTTGAAGATGCTGATTTTGAGTTTGGAGAATCTAGAGTTACTCTTAAAGAAGGTTCAGCAACTGCAAATTATACTTATGCAGATCCTTCTATGATCACTACTCCTCCTGAAAAAAATATCGATCTTCCTTCTACAGATGTTTCTTTTGATATGTCTAAAGATGACTTCCGTCAGGTAATGAATGGTGCCAATCAACTTGGTCTTCCAGAGGTTGTAGTAAGAGGAGAAGGTGGCACGATTACTTTAGTTGCCACTGATACTAAAAATCCAACTACTAATGAGTTTTCTAGAGTAGTAGGTGAACACGGTGCAGAGTTTCAGTTTATTTTCAAAACTGAAAATTTTAAATTTATTCAGAACGATTATCAAGTAGAAATTTCTTCTAAAGGTATTGGACATTTTAAAAGTAATAGTGTAGAATATTGGGTAGCAACGGAGACGGGTTCTACATATAATGCGTGATGATTTTTTGTGGGTCGAAAAGTATCGTCCAAAAACTATTGCAGAAACTATACTGCCGATGGAGTTGCAACGAACATTTCAAGAGTTTGTAAATCAGGACAACGTACCAAACTTGCTTCTATCTGGAAGTGCAGGTATCGGTAAGACCACGGTCGCAAAAGCAATCCTTCATGAAATGGGATGCGACTACATTGTGATCAATGGTTCAATGAATGGTAACATTGATACTCTTAGAACAGAGATCAAGAACTATGCGTCATCTGTATCATTCACCGGAGGAAGAAAGTATGTGATTCTGGATGAAGCAGATTATCTAAACGCACAGTCAACACAACCTGCCCTTAGAAATTTTATGGAAGAATATTCTAAGAACTGTGGGTTTATTCTGACCTGTAATTTTGTTAATAAAATCATTGCACCATTACAATCTCGATGCTCTGTTATTGAGTTCAAAATTCTTAAAGAAGAAAGAACGACAATGGCATCGCAGATGTATAAACGATGCAAAGAGATTCTTGAAAAAGAAAACATTGATTATGACAACAAGGTAGTTGCAGAGGTCATCAAAAAGTTCTTCCCTGATAATCGACGAGTTCTAAATGAACTTCAGAGATATTCTGTTACTGGCACAATCGATGCAGGTATCTTAGTCAACTTTGAAGACGTTAATATTAAACAACTGATCGATGGACTCCGTAACAAAGAGTTCACTAATGTGCGTAAATGGGTTGCGCAAAACGTAGATGGAGATACTACACAAATATTTCGTAAAATCTACGACACAATGAATGATCACGTTGCACCCCAGAGTATTCCGCAGGTTGTGGTAACTCTCGCAGATTATCAATATAAATCTGCATTTGTTGTAGATCAGGAAATAAATATGATGGCTATGTTAACTGAGTTAATGGTAGAGGTAGAATGGCAATAAAATTGGAAGATGTCTGCAGACCACTTGAAAAATCTTCAGGTGCTATTGTGGACTATTTCAACAAAAATAGAGACACGATGGAGTTTCATAGTTTTTATAATTTTCTGATAAGTCCATTGCCTAAGTCATTAATCAATGAGGAACCCCTTTTAAAAAAACTTCATCAATCGTTTCCTATTGAAACTATGGTAATCTCTAAGTTCAAACCATTTACAAATCATAGATGGCATATTGACGAATTCCCTGCTAGAGGTGTTTCAGTCAACATGCTTATAGAGCACACAAGAAGTCACATATTATGGAAATACAAGGATGATAGTGGCGATTTAGATTATGTTGGATTCGATAGATTCCATGAATGTTCCTATGAACCTGCACATACGTGGTTTCTTTTCAATACTCAAGTTGAACACACTATCTTTAACTACGAAGGTGATCGGTATGTATTTGTTATGAAATTTGAAAATGACGCATTTGATGAATTATGTTTTGAGGATATCCTAAAGTATTATGAATCCATTTGATTATGTGAATTCGATTAACAACACCAAGAAAAACTTGATGAAAGGAACGGAGAATGATCAGTTAGCAGAAAAAGATTACTCTCCTTTCCTGACTAATCGTTCTCTTTCTTATCACCATGATACAGTTGCCGCGGCAAATGAAATGAACCAAAGGTCACATATTGATCAATTATTGCAGTATGAGTTTTTCCTAAATACAGTAAGATCTAAGAAAAGATTTTCGAAGTGGGAAAAGAAACAAGATCATAAAGATCTTGAATCAATAAAAGAGTATTTTTGTTATGGTGATAGCAAAGCAAGTCAAGCATTACGAGTACTTTCTCCCGAACAAATTAATGCAATAATAAAAAAGTTAGAAAAAGGTGGATTAAATGCTGAACACTCTGGTGGAGGTTCGACTTAAAAACGACGATGATTTTCTTAAAATAAGAGAAACATTAACTCGTATAGGAGTCGCGTCAAGAAAAGATAAAACAATATACCAATCTTGTCATATTTTACATAAACAAGGAAAATACTATATTGTTCATTTTAAAGAATTGTTTTCTTTAGATGGTAAACCCAGTAATTTTGGTGACGAAGATAAAGGACGAAGAAACACAATTGCAAATTTGATTGCCGAATGGGGATTAGTGGAACTGGTTGACCCAAAATCTATTGAAGATCCAAAATCTCCCATGTCGCAAATTAAAATTTTACCTCATCGTGAGAAGGACGAATGGAATTTGGTTGCTAAATATAATATAGGAAAGAAAAAATAGTTATGAGTAATTTTGAAGACGTTGGTCTGTTTATGAGTACCTTTGGACAAGAAGTCAAAAAGGAAGCAGAGTTCCCAGACAACGAAACTATAGCATTACGACTTGAATTAATTGAAGAAGAATTGAACGAATTGCGTGAAGCAATCGGTAACGCTGACATTGTAGAGGTTGCCGATGCACTAACTGATATTTTGTATGTCACGTATGGTGCAGGTCACGCATTCGGTATTGATTTGGACAAATGTTTCCAAGAGGTGCAGGAGTCCAATATGAGTAAGTTAGATCACAACGGTGATCCAATTTACAGAGAAGATGGTAAGGTCATGAAAGGACCAAACTATTTTCAACCAGACTTGACGAGTATCGTCAAGGGATAATAACGCATGCCGAAAGGATGCACAACTTAAACTTGCTTAAAAAGGAGTCAATTATGACATCAGTAATTCCAACTTTAAACTTTGGCACAAAAGACCTAGAGAAGTTCTTTGTAGGTTATGATCAGGTATTTGATCGTTTGCGTGAGTTCCACGACACCGCAACAAAGAATATTCCTAACTACCCCCCATACAACATCAAGAAGACAGATGACAATCATTATGTCATTGAGATGGCAGTTGCAGGTTTCGGTAAACAAGATATCGAAATTGAAACTGAAGGTGACAAATTAGTCATCAAGGGCAATGCAGAAGCAGATTCTGCAGAAACTGCAGATACACTGTATCATGGTTTAGCATTACGTCCATTCACTCGTATGTTTACACTTAACGATCAGGTCGTAGTAGACAATGCAGAGATGATCAATGGACTGCTGAAAATTACTTTAGAAAGATTAGTTCCACAATCACAACGCACTAAAGTAGAAATTAAATAAAATATTGGGGGACGAAAGTCCCCTTTTTTGAGGAGTACATTATGAAAATTTCCAAGATTCCCGGTTGCGGAAGTTTCGGAGTTATCATCGATGATGTTGACTTCAATCATTTGACTGATGAAGAGTGGATGGAAATAGGAAAGATCCACATGAAAGAGTTAGTGACTATCATTAGAAACACTAACTTAGACAAAATCAGTTATTTGAGATGGATGAAAAAGTGGGGTAAAGATCGCATGACATTTGAAGGAATGTTACGCAAGAAATACCCTGATTGGAATGGTAGAATTGATAGTGTGACCGAACAAGAAGGTTGGGAACAGAGGGATGTAGATTCTGTTCTCGGTTTTGCTCAAGTTTTAGAAGTTGACATTGCCAATGAAGGAAAAGTTCTTCGCGTTTGTGGAGGGAGAAATGAGCATGGGATGCCAAATGGTTTATTCTCAGAAGGCGAACTTCTATGGCACTCAAATGAATCTGGAAATATAACTTTCGCACCGGGAGTGGCACTCTTAGCATATCAAAATACAACACAATCTGCTACTGGGTTTTTGACAACAGTAGATTATTATCATAGTGTCTCAGAAAGTTTTCGTTCTGAACTCGACGATATGATTTTGATTCATAATTTTACAGAGGGTAAAATAAATCCGGGATTGAATGATTATCAAGATAATCTCATGTATAAGAACATGGCACCAGACCCTAATGCTGAAATTCCTATGGTAATTCGTAGTCCTTACGGGCATACTGGATTACACTACAGTTTTAATACTGTTGTTGGGATCAAAGGCATGTCGCAAAAAGAAAGTGATAAATTACTGGCAGGAATTAGAAAAGAATTAGAAGATAAATATGTTTATGATCATTGGTATCAACAAGATGGTGATCTCTGTTTATTTGATAATAGTATCACACAACACCGACGTTTAGGTAATACAGAAGGAAGATTGTGTTACAGATATCAGTACGACTACAACAGTCTGCAAGATGGTCCATGGATGCCGTATTTCCAACAACCATATATTGATAGATATATTGATAGAATTAATTTCGTTATTCCCGCACTCGGAAATGATGATGAATTCCCAATGCCTAACAAAGAAGATTACAAATAGGAGAAGTTATGAAACTATCTAAAAATTTCAGTTTAGCAGAATTTA